CTAAATTTTTTAGACCAGCAGAAGTGAACCTTTTAGTTGGGGATTCTTCCCCAGCAAGAAAAGAACTAGGCTGGGTTCCGCGGATTTCATTTGACATGATGGTCAAAAAAATGGTAGAATATGACATAGAGTTGCTTAATGAAGAGGAAGCTAAACAAGTACCAAATGTTAATCAGCAGGTTCTTAAAATCTCCAAATGATATTTGGTCTAACAGGAACCTAATCAAGAAAGAAATGGCCATAGCTAAAAAATTGTATATAAAATTTAAAGAAAGGGAATTCTGGGAGAAGCTCAGTTTAGAATTTAGACTTAACAGCCTAGCTTGGTTCTTATCTAAAGATGGGCTTGCCCTATTGACCCTTGAAGCTAAAATGCAAAAACTTAAGCTCAAACCTGCTATAAAATACGACCTAGGTAAGAATAAAATAGGTGAAGATAAGAAAATCACGCGCAAAGCAAGAACGATAATGGAATTTTTAAAATAATGGCAAAGACAAAAAAACAATCGACTAGTAGCACTTCCCCAGTTGACCAGATCAAGGCCTATCTAGAGGAGAACAAGGCGGATCACTATAACTTTGAAGAAGAGCGTTCTTATTCAGTCTCTAGCGGTAGCTTACTTTTGGACATAGAAATGGGTGGCGGTATAGGCCCCGGCATAATCAGAGCCTCTGGGGTTTCCGAGGGTGGTAAAACATCTTGCGCTCTTGCTTTCGCTCGTAATTTTCAAAAAGAAGAAAACTCAATGGCAGTTTACATAAAGTCAGAAGGCAGACTACCCAAAGAAATGATAAAGAGGGCTGGAATAGATACCTCAGAGAAGAAATGGTTTGTCTTTAAATGTAATGTTTACGAAACGGTAATTGACTTTATGAGAGATTTAGTCGGAAGTAATCCTACAAACACGAGATACATGTTTATTATTGACTCGATGGATGCTCTTGTACCTAGGGGTGACTTAGCTAAAGGAGCGGATGAAGCAGTAAGAGTTGCGGGAGGTTCACTTTTGAGTTCTGATTTTTTACGCAAGATGGCTCTCGGGCTAACAACTCGCGGACATATTTGCTACATGGTCTCTCAGGTTCGTAGTAAAGTCTCTATTAACCCTTACGAAAGGTCTGACCCTAGACTCACGAACGCTTCCGGAGGAAACGCTCTACTTCATTACAGCGATTGGATTTTAGAGTTCCAAGAACGTCACAAGAAAGACTCGATTTCCAGAGGGACTGGTAGCAAGGAAGAAAATATCGGACATTGGTGCAAAGTCATCTTCAGAAAAAGCCCGAACGAAAAAACAGGAACACTATTAAGATATCCTATAAGGTACAAAAGAACAGATGGTAAAAGCATATGGGTAGAATACGAAGTGGTTGACATGATGCTTGCTTGGGATATGGCAGCAGCAAAAGGAGCATGGGTGACTATATCTGACGATATAATCAAAGAGGTAGAAGAAAAAACCAAGCTAGAATTTAAAAAACAACACCAAGGAATGGACAACCTTTGCAAATACTTTGAAGAGAACAAAGAAATCGGTAAATATTTATTCTATAAATTTAGAGACGTCCTTAAGAAATCATGAGCGAAAAAATATCTCAAAGAAACCTAGACATGATTCAGGAAATCATTGACGATGTATACGATATGTATGAATTTGATCACAAAACTGGGAGAGTCGGTGTTAACGTACCCCTAACCAAGAAAACGAAAAGACTCATGAAGAAAGCCGAGAAGAAAGCCAAGAAGAGAAACAGTGTAAGATAATTTATGGGAGCGTACTGGATTCGATTTAGGTCCTTACGCCAGATTGCAAGCAGAGGATGATGGTTGGCCTCTTAAAATATCCATTAAAACACTAAATGCCAACAATGACGTTGACATGGGGATGGCCCTTTCAGTAGCTGAAGCTGACGAGATTCTCGCCAAATTCGGTTACGCGGAGGAAGCTCTCCCGCTGGCAGCTTAAGTTCTGCCCCGTCCTACTCTGGATGCTCGTTAAGGAGCTAGGGCGTCGATAGCGAGCAAAAAACTGGAGCACGTAAAGGGAGCCCAGTATAAATTTATTATATCCTTTACAACCTCGCGCAGGCCGTTCGTCGGTGACACGCCAAGCGAGTAAACAACACCGACTAAGCTTGTAGTACATTTGAGCCGATGGTTCTAAAGACGCGGGTTCGACTCCCGCCGCTTCCACCATTTTTAATGAGGTTATATAACATACACGGGAGACTTCAAAACAAGAACGTCAGAAAATATCTCATCAACTGGGAAGGTAAGTCTCGCTCCAAGGCTCAGACGAGGGTTAAAAATTTTTTACAACCCTACTGGGAAAACCACATAGTCTACGAAGAGTTTCCCGTATACGGGACGAGAATGCACGTAGACATAGTAAACATAACCAAAAAGATAGCTGTTGAAGTACAAGGTAAGCAGCACACAAGTTTTAATAAATTTTTTCATAATAACTCTAGACTTAACTACCTCAACTCAATCAAAAGAGACGTACAGAAAAGAGAGTGGCTTGAAAAGAACAGGTTCAAAGTTATAGAAGTCGAAGAGGACGAAACAAACAAATTAAATCTTGAATATTTTAAAAAAAATTTTAATATTGTTCTATAATAGAGAGTGTAAATACATACAGTGTCCGAAGATAACAAAAGCTTTGTTTTTCCAAGTCAAATATTAGAGCAAATAAACGAGTGCTCTTCTGGAGGGTTCATTCTCTTCACCTTTGACAAAGATGGTCACCCCGAGATGCACAGCTTCTTCGATGGCCCCCAGCAAGCAATGGCCATGCAATATTACGTCGAAAACTGGATAAAAGCTACTGAAACACTTAATATAAGCAGCGTTGCTCAAGACATAAAAAACTCTATAGACCCAGACGAAGAAGAATAGGTCATTGACAAGTAAGCAAAAACATGCTTAAATTGCACAATGACAGTATATAGTTTAAGAATAGAAAAGCACGTCCTCGGGGGACTGCTTACAAACTCCCACATTTTCCCCGATGTAGAACGTTTTATTAATGAAAATGATTTTTATAGTGAAGTGCACAATACCATTTTTTGCGTTATTAGAGACACTCTTTTAAAAAAAGAAAAAATTGATAAAGTAATCCTCGCACAAAAAATCCTCAATCTCGGTGTTTCTTTCAAAGATGATATTCACATAGCAGATTACGTAGAGGATTTATCGTTTACGCAAATAACACCAAAAGCTACCGTAGAAGCGGCTAAAGAACTTAAAAAATTACGAGTTGGAAGAGACTTGGTAGAAGGTTGCGACGGTATTTCTTCTTGGGTTAAGTCTAACATGAACGCTGGTATTGATGAGATTATATCTTCATGTGATTCAATGTATCACGATATGATAAACAAATATGAAGTAGAAGACGAGCCACAGAATGTTTTCGGGAACCTAGAAAACATTATTGAAGAGAGAGGAAATAACCCCTTGGAAACTACTGGGTTTGAAACGCCTTATCCAGAATTTAACAGGCTGTATGGCGGGTTGAGACCCGGAAATCTATACGCAATAGTTGCTCGACCGGGGCAAGGAAAAACCACCTTCATAAACGATATCGCTTTAAAAACCGCAATTAAAAACAACACTCCAGTTCTTGTCTTAGATACAGAAATGAACACGGTAGATATTCAGTTCAGAATGGTAGCGGCTATGTCAGGAGTACCTGTCTGGTATCTTGAAACAGGCAACTGGAGAAAGAGCGCAGAATTGGTAGAGAAAGTAAGGGAAGCTCTTAAAAAGGTAAAAAATTATAAGTATTACCATTACCAGATTGGTAACAAAAACATTGATCAGGTCTGCTCCTTAGTTCGTCGATTTTATTTTTCGAAAGTAGGTCGAGGAGAGCCATGGATATTAGCTTACGACTACGTAAAACTTACCGGAGAGAGAGTGGGTAACAATTGGGCTGAGTATCAGGCGATTGGAGACAAAGTTGACAAGCTTAAAAAACTTGCGGAAGAAGTAAACGCTGCGCTAATTACCGCTATGCAGCTCAATCGTTCTGGTGAAGCTGGCTCAAGGGGAAGCGT